CAACAGGTAATATAACATTTGGAAGCAATAGTAAAATTTTTAATAATAGTAATAGATTAATGATGGTAGGAGGTCTTACTAGACAGGGTGACCTTAATATGGCAATAGGTTCTGATAATAGTTTATCATCTATGGTTGGGCATGCTGATAATCGAGAGAATCTTGCTATAGGTGACGTAACTATGGAGACTACTGTTAATGGTAAGTTTAATGTAGCAATCGGCAAGCAAGCTATGAGATGGTGTGGAAGACATGCCTCTGAAACATGGAGTGATGTTTTTGCTAATGTTGCTATTGGTTTAGGAGCAATGCAAGGTTATCCAAGTGGGACAAGAACTCAGGGTAGCAGTAATGTTGCACTAGGATATTATGCTATGGGATGGATGGACAGGACTGATTCTGGGAGTAGTGTAGCAAATTATAATGTTTGTATTGGCCCTAATTCTGGATATTAC